CAGAGCCAGCACGTTGCCGTCTTCTGCACCTTCGCCCAAAACCGCTCTTTCATCGTGGGAGCCATGGGTCTTACCTCACTGTATCAGTTGCCGCGGAGCTCCACGAGCGCAGCGACGCCCGCGGCCTTGATGCTCTGGAGGGTCTGCCAGATTCCGAGGTACACCGCGTTTCGTCCTACGTCGAAGCCATCGTACCCGCCCTGCAACCCGATCCCCGAAGAGAAGCTCGAAGGCACGTCGTAGGCAGGGTACCCGCGCTGCCCTCCCACGACCGAAAAGAAGTCCGTCGGAGTCATGCCCGTGTCGTCGTAGGCCATCCCCACGTCGATGAGCGAAGGGATCACCGGCAAGACGACGATGAAGGCTCCGCGCTGCTCTACGTCGTCCAGCCAACGGTTGTAGAACGGCAAGCCGTTGGGCACCGGGTGGCCCGGTCCTGCGCCGTAGAGGGGCCTCGGGTCGTCGTACACGAAGAGGTTCGGGTCGAAGCCTCTCCCTGTGGGAATGCTCGGGTCTGCGTCCCAACAGGTCTGGTAGCGCACGTCCCAGGTCTCGATGAAGTCTCCCGTGAGGCTGTACGGGTCGAGGAGGCGCTGCACCGTGCGCTTGATGGCTCCCGGGCTTACGGTGTCCGGCAGCGTGCGGATGCGGAGCCGGTAGGGATCGTCTGCCTCCCCGAGGAGTCTTGGAAGTCCCCGGTCTGCTCCTAAACCGTCGAGCATCGGAGCGCGGCCACCCGTCGCAGCGGCGAGCTGACGCACTTGGATGGTCGTGTCGATGAATGCTCCTCCGGTGGGTTCCGCGTCCTGCTCCCACGTGCTGGTGAGCCCCCACAGGTAGCCCCCCACGTCGAGCTCGATGGCTCCTCCGCTGAGAGCGGCCGTGACCAGCATGCTCCTCCCGAGAAGCGCAGGGAGCACCGTCACTGTGCCGACTCCAGTGCCGTCGTCGTAGTAGAGCTCCCCGATGACTGCGAAGCCTCCCGAGGTGGTCACGACGATGAAGTGCGCCACACCTGTGTTCGCTGGGAGGGCGACAGCCCCCGAGGCTTGCGCGCCGACGGAGATGGCATTCTTGGCCTGGAGGAGGCGCTTGCAGGTGTCGATCTCACCGGGCAGCACTTCGCCCCGAGGTGTGGTGACCTGTCCCGGTACGTTCCACTCCCAGCCCTGCGCGATGGCCCGCACGGGAACCGTCACCGGGCCCACGTCTAGCGGTCCAAAGGAGGCGTCTTCCAGCGTGAGAAAGTCCCGTGCCCCTCGGGAGGTCGTCACGATGCTTCCAGCCTTCACGGTCACCGCCCCGAAGGAGGCACTAGCCCGGTAGAGCTCCACGTCCACCGTCGCGTACGAGCCTCCCTCCGAGAAGATGATGAGGCTTCCGCACTCCAGGTGTTCGATGGCCTGCGAGACTCGCTCCCCGATCTTGGCGAAGGTCTGGAAGAGCTCGTACCCGCTCTGCGGAGTGACCTTGATGGGAACGAGGTAGCTTTCCGGGAAGATCCGGTCGAACAACCCGAGCAGGAAGTCTTGATCGTGCACCGTGCCGTTGCAGGGGCCACCAGCGCCCGCAGTGGGCGGAAAGACGGGGAAGGTGGGCATGGCTAGACCGCGTCCGGGTTGGCGCTCCCCTGAAGCGCTTGGTCAGGCTGGACGGTCGAAGCGACCACCAGCGCGAGGGAGGAGCGAAGCACCTGCAAGGGCTGCACAGCGATGTCGCCCGGTGGAGAGATGATCTCCTGCCCCGTCACGACCAGCCCGTTGATGAGGCGTAGGGCTGCGACGAGGGACGCGATGGTGAGGGAGCTCCCGGGGGAAAGTGCGTTGATTGTGGCCGCGACGATGGCACGAGCCTGGAGGGCCACGCTGTCCACGTTCGCACCGGCCACGAACCGGAGCCCGAGGGTCACGGCTTGGAGGACCACGCTTCCCACCTGCACGTCCACGTAGATGCCTGCGGCGCGCACGTCGTCCAGGGAGTTGAAGACGGTGAGCGCGAGCACTTGGCTCTGGGCTTGGTAGGTGGGAGGCGTCGGCGACACGTTCACGAGCTGGTCGGTGTAGGCGTCGGCGATCACGAGCTGTACGGCCTTCGCTGGACGGCCAAACACGTCGATCACCTCGAAGGCCGTTGCCGTGCGCACACCGGGCACTGCGAGCGCTGCGACGCGGATGGCCGCGATGGTGCCCCTCCGCGCCGTCGTGAAGAACAAGCGCGCCCGGTCCCGTAGGCTCTCGTCCTTCTCTTCGTCGTCGGCTCCTGCGGTGGCCAGGGTATTCGTCACCACGAGGTCCGAGGGTTGCCCCGTGATCTGTCCGAGGATGCTGGTGATGGTTCCGGAGGCGGCTTGCTGTGCGGACCCTGCGAGCACCGAACGGATGGCCACGAGCACCGGCCCGGTGCTTCCGGCTGCGAAGCTCCCGGAAGCCGTCGTGATGAACTGCTTCCCGTCGGAGGCTTGGAGCTTCGTGCCCGATGGGATCGTGAAGGCACCGGGTGCGGGGGCCGTCGTGCTGAAGGAGGCAGAGCCCTGCGACGGGGAAGCAGGCTTGCGGGTCAACCCGTACCGGTCGAACACCAGCCGGTCGAGCATGAGGCCCTTGGCGGAGTCCAGGTAGAGCCCGGCTTCCACCTGTGTGAGCTGCCCGATGGAATCGTCCCCGATGGCAGCGGCAGCGGCCACCAGCACGTTCGCGTCCGAGCCGTCCCGCTCGATCACCTCCCGCGTGAGCTGAGAGTTTCGCGAGAGGATCTCATCGCGCCCGACCCGGAATATCTCTTGGAACGATGCGAAGTCACCCATGGGTTGCTCTCAGAGTTGAACGAGGGAGGTGGGAAGCTGGAACTCAATGGGAACTTCCTGCGCGCTCTTGAGGCGCACACGAAGCGCGATCGTAAGGATCCCTTGCCGGTTGAGGGTAACCCGCGCTGTTGCTGCGTCCACTTCGGGCTCTAGCTGCACCTGCCGCTGCACCTCTACTTGGAGCTTCGGGATGTCGCTGATTGTGAGCGGCTCCTTCAAGCGCAGCCCGATCCCGTAGTTCTGCGGGTCGAGGTGGAAGAACTCTCCGGGTGTCGTGGTGAGCCTGCGGATGATGAGCTTGCGGAGGAGCGCAACACCCTCCTCCGTCTGGTAGTCCCCGGCCGCGGTGATGTTGAACGCGCCCGAGAGCTCCTGACTGGAGTGGGGATGGTTTTGGATGTCTCGGAGGCTCGGAGCCTGCCGCGCCAGAGAGCTTCTGTCCGCGACGACGCCGGGGAACTCTGCGCTGTTCGGGAGCCCGACGAGCACCCTGGTAGCGGAGAGGAGCGTGGTGCTCTTCACGACGTGCGTGACAAGGTAGCTGTCGAACTTCTCTAGCGTGTAGAGCTCGAAGCCAAGGTTTCCCAGCACAGGACGGGTCGCAAGAACGGTGAGCGTGCGTACGGTCGCTCCCAGCCCGTCCAGCGTCTCCACCTGCCACGTTGAGGGGTTGAGCGCGTCCCCGACGGTGAGCGGGGTGAGCGCGAGAGCCTCTCCCGAGAGCATCACGAAGACGGTGCGCTCACTCGTTGCGAGCGCGCTCACGAAGGAGAGCACGAAGCCCCCCGAGCCTCCTCCCCACGGACTGGTTCCCCAGCCTCCTGAACCCCAGCCGCTCATGGTTTCCTCTGCGGGAGCTTGCCACGCATGCGCAGGAGCTCCCGAAGTTGGTCGAGGGTGTACTGCCGCGGAAGGTCGTGGCTCTCCTGCACGTCCACGTAGAGCCCACCACAAGGCTCGTAGCCTGCCTGATGGATGGCCTGTTGCTCTTCGGGGGTCGGGAGGTTCTGGCTCACGGCTTGACCTCTGCCGTCTGCGAGTTCTGCGGGGAGGTGCCGTAGGGCTGCGCGGTCGTCGGTACGATGGGAGGAGAGGTAGGGCTGGTTGGTCCCATCGCCGTGTGGTTGTGGGTGCCGTAGTCCTGCAAGAACTGGTTGAAGTTCTGTTTGATGGTGTTGTCGACGTAGTTCTTCCAGTCCGTGCCGGGCATCATTGGCTGCGTCCCGCTGTCCCCTCCGACGTACACCTTTTGCCCCGAGGCGGCATAGATGTAGATGTTCCCGGTCCCGGACTGCTTCACGCGCATCTCACCGGAGCCCTTGCCCTCGATGAGAATCTTGCCGTCGCCCTCCGCTTGCACGGTGATATCGCCGTCCGTGTCGGAGGTGCGCAGGATGTACTTCTTGCCGGGGCGCACCCGGAGCACGACGTTGTCTGTGGGTACGTCGTCGCCGTCGTCCTGCTCCTCCGCTTTGAAGTCTTCGTGCGGAGGGTCTCCCGCGTCCCACATGCGAGCGATGATGACGGGCCCATGGTTGGGGTCTCCCGAAGGGACGGCGACGAGCACCGTATCGTCCACCTGAAGCGGTGTGTAGAGCCCGAAGTTTCCTCCCGCGTACGCCACGCCTAGAAAGCACGTCTCGTGCTCTCCGGTGGGCTGGAAGCGTACGTCCGCGAAGATGCCCTGCTCTTGGTCGAATCCGAGCTTCGTGACGAGCGCGAGCGTGAGCCACACCCGAGGATCGATTCCCGGTCCTCCAACCGCTGCCCGAAGCCTCCCTACGTCGATGCCGCTGCGCGCTCTCACTAGCTTCC